AAAGATAAATTTGAATTAATTAATCCAGCTACTTGTGAACCATTTACAGAAAGGTTTGACAATATGCTTGCTGGTTGGGCTGTTACTTTTGATTGTGGTACTAAAGACGAAATGACGTACTGCTAATGAGTGAATTTAGAAAGGCCTTAGAAAAATACGCTAAGTATGTTATTCAACAGTCAAGAAGTAATTTGACTAAAAAGAAAAATAATGCTTCTAAGCAATTGTATAATAGTTTAGAGTATACAATACAAGGAGATAAGGTTTCTTTTCTTAGTGAGAATTATGGCGAGTTTATTGATAAAGGTGTTAAGGGTGCTAAATCAACATATCCAGAAAGTTCTGCAAGTCCTTTTAAATACACTACTAAACAACCGCCAAGTTCTGCTTTTGATAAATGGAGTATTAGAAAAGGAATAGCACCAAGAGACAAGCAAGGTAGGTTTGTCAGTAGGCAATCACTAAACTTTTTAATAGCAAGAAGCATTTACAAAAAAGGAATTAAAGCAACATTATTTTTTACTAAACCTTTTGAAAGGGGTTTAGATTTATACGGAGATGAAATTGTTGCTGGTTACATAGAAGATAATTTAAAAATAAAATGAGTACAATAATAAGAACAAGAAGCCCTTTCTTTATAAGAACACCACAAGAAACCAATAGTGAATTAAGTTACTTTCAAATTAATATAACTGTATTTGGTGGTTTAAGTAATTCAACAGAGCAATGCGATGATTTATATGCAACCTACTCACTACAAAAAAAACCAATAGGTAGCGAAGATTCTGTTAGTGTAGATATTAGCGAAATAGTAAACGACCATCTTGAGCAAATATTTACTGGAGTTTATTCTGTATCATCAGCAAAAAGCTCTATTTGGGTAACTGTTGCAACATCTCCAAGACAAGCAGATGGTTCTTTAATAGATGATGCTTCAACAACTTCAAACACTTATTTAGCTCAAGAAGGTTACAATCATTTTAAAGATGGTGTTAACTATACAGTAGAACCTATTGCAATGATTAGTGGAAGTTATTTACAATACCATCAAGGCAGTACAATTACAATACCAGTAAATGTTGAACGAGTTATTTCTGTTCAATGGCGCTCAGGTACAAGCACAAGAGAAACAGATAGTTTTACAGATAATGGTAATCAAAATCAAAAAATAGGATATGCACAGTTTTCAGGTTCTACAGTATTAGACAATATATTAGTTACTTATGATGACTCATTTGAATCTACTATTACAATAGTACCAATTGAAGAATGTAAATATCCAGTTCATAAAATTACTTTTGTTAATAGATGGGGAGCAATGCAAGATTTATTCTTTTTTAAGAAGTCAACGGAAAGTTTAGAAACGAGAAGTGAGAATTTTAATAGAAGTATATTTGAAGCAAGGAATGTAGTTTTGTCACCACCTGAAGAAGGTACTAATTGTGATGAATCAATTACATATAATACTTATTCAACAACAGCACACGCAAAGAAAACTTTTAATTCTAATGCTACAGAAAGCATTTCTTTAAATACTGGTTTTGTTAATGAATTAATGAATCCATATTTTGAAGAGTTAATGGTTAGTGAATATATTTGGCTAACTGATTCAACAAACAGAATCTATCCTGTTAATTTAAAAGAAAGTTCATTTACTTACAAGACTGGTTTGAATGATAGATTAATAAATTATACAATGAATTTTGAAAAGTCATTTAGCTTAGTAAATAATATTAGATAATGCAAAAAGTAGTTCTATATATACAACCACAACTTAGAAACACAACAACAGAACAGGATTTTGTTAGAGTTGATTTAATGGAAGAAGAACTTATTTCATTAACTCAGGTTATTCAAGATGTTAGTGACATAGATAAAATATTTACGGATTATAGTAGGACATTTAATTTACCAGCAAGTAAAACAAATAATAAAATCTTTAAGCATTGGTACAACCCAGAGGTTGAAGGTTTTGATGCTAATATCTTTTGTGAGTCAAGAATTGAATTAAACCACCTACATTTTAGGTTTGGTAAAATACAATTGAATGAGGTTGCTATGAAGTATGGAGAGCCATCAATGTACAAGGTTACATTCTTTGGTAATACAGTAACTTTTAAAAACAAGATTAATGAAGACCAGCTGTCAGATTTAGTTTGGTTAAATAATTTTAATCACGATGCAGATGCTGATTATGTAAAAGATGCTTTAGAAAACGGAAAGAACTTCACAGTTGATAGTGTAAGTTATCCTAATGCAATTATATATCCATTAGTAGCACATTCACAAATCTATATTTATGATGGCGAAGGTAGCCAAAGAAATGGTTTAAATATTAGCAACCATCAAAACGCTTCACATCTTGGTAAAAGAGGCGTGTTTCCTGAAGATTTAAAACCAGCTATTCCAATAAAAAATATTATAAAAGCAATTGAAGAACAATACAGTATAATTTTTAAAACTGGTGAGTTCTTTGATTCTACTGCAATGGATAATTTGTATTTATGGTTGCATAGGGCTAAAGGTAGAGTTACAGGAGATTTATTAGTTGAATTAAGTGGTGTTACGTTTATATGTCAAACAACTGCTAATTGTGTTCACTATAATGGTACAACTTATGACTCAGTTGAATTTGAAGAAGGAGATTATATATTTACACAAAGGTTTTCTGCAAGTGCTAATCCACCTACACCAATGGAAGAAGGATTCGAATTTACTGTTAATATAACACCAGCTTCAAGCTCCATACCCTACTCAATTGAAATTGTTGACAGCTTAACAGATACTATTGTAGCAACAGCAAACAATTTAACAGATGCTCAAAGTCATTCAATTGGTTATGGTTTTGGTCAATCTAATTCATTAGCATTAAATGAGTCAAGAAGATTATTTGCAAGAGTTAGAAGTGTTGACCCTTTAACATTTTCTGCAAGTGTTTCTTTAGACCATTCATTTTATAATCCAAGCACGCAAAGGAGAGAATATAATTTGATTGCTAATTACAATAGTCAATCTTCAAGCATTGTTACAAGTGCTACAATAATAATCACAGAACAAATACCACAAATTAAAATTAAAGACTTTTTAAATGGTTTGTTTAGAGCTTTTAACTTAACTGCTTATGTAGACTTTTTCGGGCAAGTAATTGTTGAAACTTTAGATGATTATTATGCAGGTGGTAACACTTTTGATATTACTGAATTTGTAAAAACTGATGAACATACTATTAGCGATGCTTTACCATTTTCAAATGTAGATTTAGAATATTCAGAACCTAAAAGCATTTTGGCTCAAACGTTTCAATCTTTAAATAATAGAAGATATGGCGAATTAACTTACATTGGAGATGCAAGTAAAAAAAGAGAATATAAAATCACATTACCTTTTGAGCATATGTTATTTGAAAGGTTACAAGATAAAACAAGCGGAGCATTAACTACAGTGCAAGTTGGTAGTTTCTTAGATGATAATTTAGAACCAAGTATAGGGCAACCACTTTTATTTTATGGAATATATCAGCAGTCAGCAGATGAAGTACATTTTGTTTATAATACAAGACCAGAAATTTATGGAGATTTAGCACACAATTCTTCAAATGACCAGTATGATTTAACAAGTTATTGGATTCCCAGTTCTTGCAATGAGTTAGGAACATCAACAACAGCACCAACTTACAATCTAAACTTTGGTAGTGAAATAAACACTTATACCTTAACTGATTATGGTGGTAATAATAACAGTTTGTTTCAAACTTATTATACTAATTACATTACAAGAATATTTAACAAGAAAACAAGAATATTTAAATTCTCTGCAATACTACCATTAAAAGTTTTATTGAATTTAACTTTAGATGACTTGATTATAGTTGGTACAAGAGCTTATACTATTAATAAAATGTCAAGTAAATTACAATCAGGAGAAACGAATTTAGAACTATTAAACGAACCAACGTGAAAACAATATTAGAAGCATTAGCATTTTGTAAAGCAAATAAACTTTACGATAAACACATTAAAATAGCATTAGGTGTTAATAAAGTGCCAATGACAATTAAAGAAGGTTTTAACCAATTAAGAATGAAGAAATGATTACTAAGATATTTGAAATAATAACCAATACTGGAAAAGCTGAAAAAGATTTAAAAAATGTTGCTGATGGTGTTGAAAAAGTCAATGATGGTTTAGAAACTACTAATAAAGAAACTAAAAAAGTAGGATTATTAGGCAAAAGTTTTGGAGCAGTTAAAAAAGGTGCAAAAGGTTTAGCAGGCGGTTTTAAGTTAGTTGGAACAGCTATTAAAGCTGCTGGTATTGGTTTAGTAGTAGGTTTATTTTTAGCTTTAAAAACAGCTGTTGAACAAAACCAAAAAGTAATTGATGGTTTAGCTGTAGTAATGGAAACAATATCTGTTGTAATGGCAGAAGTGTCAAGAGTTTTAATTGAGGTTTATGAAAGCGTAGCAAGTGCAACAGAAAATTTTGATGCTCTTGGAAAAGTTATGGGTGGTATATTAACTCTTGTAATAACCCCATTTAAGTTAGGTTTTCAAGGAATAAAAGCTGCTATTGTTGGCGCACAACTTGCTTGGGAAAATTCTTTTTTAGGCGGTAAAAATCCTGAGAAAATTAAAGAACTACAAGCACAACTTGATGAAATTAAAGAAGATGTTGTAGGAATCGGAACTGAAGCTATTGATGCTGGAAAAGCAATAGTTGAAAATGCTGGTGAAGCATTAACAGAAGTTGCTGATATAGGTAGTGAAGTAATAGATGGTTTAAAAGATATTAGTATTGAAGCTGCATTAGAAACTGCAAAAACAAATGTAGAACTTAAAAAAACTGCTGAACTTGCTGGTGTAGCTAATCAAGGGTTAATTGAAAAATATGATTTACAAGCAGAGCAACAAAGGCAAATAAGAGATGAAGAAAGAAACAGTATAGCAGATAGAAAAAAAGCTAATGATGAATTATTATTAATTTTAGATAAACAAGAAAAAGCAATGTTATCTAATGCTAAAGCAGTCCTTGCAGCAGCGCAAGTAGACCTTAATAAGTTTAAAGATAATGTAGAATTTCAAAAAGCTGTAATGGAAGCTGAAAACGAATTAGCTGCAGTTAGGGCGCAAGTTGCTGGTTTTAGAAGTGAACAGTTAGCAAATGATTTAGCATTGAGCAAAGAAGAATTAGAAATGTCTAAGTCTAAACTTGAATCAGAAAATAATTTATCTATTGAAAGAAAAAGGTTTAATGCAGAGCAAATAAAAGATGAAAGGGAAAGATTACAAAAACAAAAAGAAATAGATGCTGAAGAAAAAGAAATACAAACAACACGACTTCAAGGAATTATAGATGCTTCTAATGCTGGAACACAAGCAAAAATAGATGCAGAAATAGCTTTAAATGAATTTTTAGAGCAATCAAGACAACAAGATATAACAAGAGATAAAGAAATTGCAGATGCTAAAAAAGCTATTGATGATAAAGCTACAGCAGATGCAATATCTAATCAAGAAGAACTTGATGAAAAAAGAAAAGAAATAGCAGAAAATGAAAGAGTATTAAATGACTTAAAAGTTCAGGGTGTTATGAATAGCTTAGAGGCAATTGCTAATATAAGCGCATTGTTTGCTGGTGAAAGTGAAAAAGAACAAAAGAAAGCATTTAAAATACAAAAAGCAGTATCTATTTCACAAACATTAATAAGCACAGCACAATCTGCAATTGATTCTTATAAATCGTTAGCTGGTATTCCTGTAGTAGGGCCAGCTTTAGGTTTTGCTGCATCTGCTGCTGCTGTAACTGCTGGATTATTACAAGTAAAACAAATTAAAGAACAACAATTCGATGGTGGTGGTTCTACAAGTCCAAGCCCTGTATCTTCAAGCGGTGGTGGAGCATCTGCTACACGACCAGCAAGTTTTAATGTAGTGGGTCAATCAGGTTTTAATCAAGTAGCTGGCGCATTAGGGCAACAACAACCAGTTCAAGCGTATGTTGTAGCTGGTAACGTAACAACTGCACAACAATTACAAAACAATACAATACAACAAGCAACACTTTAAAATAAAATACAATGGATATAATAGAATTAATATTAGACGAAGATAGTGAAGGGCTAACTGGAATCGAAGCGGTTAGCATCGTAGAGCTACCAGCGATAGAATCTGACTTTGTAGCACTATCAGAACAGGAAATTAAATTGGCTAAAGTAGATGGCGAAAAGCGTTTACTAATGGGAGCAGCTTTAATACCTAATAAACCAATCTTTAGAAAGAACGGAGATAATACATTTTACGTTTACTTTTCTGAGAAAACAGTAAGAAGGGCAAGCGAATTGTTTTTCCAAAACAGTATGCAGAACAACGCAACTTTAGAACACGAAATGGAAATTAACAACTTGACTGTTGTTGAATCTTGGATTGTAGAAGATACTAAAATGGATAAAACTAACAAGTATGGTTTAAGTGTACCAAAAGGCACTTGGATGATTTCAATGAAAGTAGAAAACGAAGACGTTTGGAAGAACTACATAGAAACTGGCAAAGTAAAGGGTTTTAGCATTGAAGGTTTTTTCGCAGATAAAGCACAAGTAAAAGATCCTGATTTAAAATCTGAATGGAGTAAAGAACTACAAGAGATAGAAGAAGCTGAGGCTGAATATATGCTCAGTAATATTAAGGCATTAATTAAGAAAGACAAAAGAACTAAGTCTGGTAAAAGAACAGAATTAGAAACATTTAATGACTATCCTGATGCAGTAAGTAATAATGCAAAGCGAGGTATTGAACTAAATAAAAAAGTAAATAATAAATGTGCTACACAAGTAGGTAAGATTAGAGCGCAACAATTAGCTAACAAAGAAAACATTAGTGTTGAAACCTTAAAAAGGATGTTTAGTTATTTAAGTAGAGCGCAAGAGTATTATGACGAAGGAGATACAAAAGCTTGTGGAACTATTAGCTATTTATTATGGGGTGGTAAAGCTGGTTTAAGATGGGCTGGTTCTAAATTAAAAGAACTTGATTTATTAGAGGCTAATTTAAAAGAACCTTGTTATGCTGGTTATGAAATGATAGGATTTAAAATTAAAAACGGTAAAAGAGTACCTAATTGTGTGCCAATAAAAAACTAAACAAATGAAAAGTAAAAAATATAAAACACCAAGCAACACAAGTCCAAGCAATAGCAGAAGGGGTTGTTTATGTTCAGACAATACTTACAGCAGTAAATGTTGTGACGGAAGTTTGCAAGCTCAAGGCATTGGAAACATAACTAAAACGTCAGAATAAAAATAAAGTTGCAAAAAAATATAACAGTTAACGTTTTCAAACGTTTATAGGTATATACTCAAATTATGAAAGCAAACGACATACTAAACAAAATAAAAAATATTGTTGGTGAAAAAGTTGAACTTTCTGAAAACAAAATAGAAATGGCTGAGGTTACTTTAGAAAATGGAACTGTACTTGTTGCAGAATCGTTTGAAGCTGGTAATTCAATATTTATTAAAACAGAAGATGAGCAGATTGCTTTACCTGTTGGTGAATATGAGTTAGAAGGTGGTAAAGTTTTAGCTGTTGTTGAAGAAGGTTTAATTGACAGTATTAAAGAAGCTGCTGAAGAAGAAGCAGTTGAAGAAGAACTTTCTGAAGAGTCTGAAGAAGTTAAAGAAACTGAATTAGAAGAAGAAGAAAAAGAAGAAATGAACTACGTTACTAAAGAGGAATTTGCATCTGCTGTTGAAGAAATCAAAGCAATGATAGACGAAAAACTTGGTAGCAAAGAAGAAATGAAGGAAGAAGCACAAGAAGAAGTTAAAGAAGAAAAAGAAGAACTTTCTGCTGTTGCTCCTGAACCTGTAAAACATAATCCTGAAGCTGAAGTTGATAATAAACTAAATTTTAAAATTTCTGAAAACAGAATTAAAACAACTAAAGACAGGGTTTTTGATAAAATTTTTAACAATAATTAAATAAAATAAAATGGCAAATAGTTTAAATAGTTTAACTACTACATACGCTGGAGAGTTTGCGGGTAAATATTTATCTGCTGCTTTATTATCAGCTAACACAATTGACAAAGGCGGAATAGAAGTGAAGCCGAACATTAAGTATAAATCAGTAATGAAAAAAGTTGCAACTGGTGCTGTGATAGCAGATGCAAGTTGTGATTTTACAAAGACTGACGATGCAGTAACAATAACTGAAAGAATCCTACAACCGAAAGAATTTCAAGTAAATATGGAATTTTGCAAAAAAGATTTTTCACAGGATTTTGAAGCGATTCAAATGGGATATTCTGCATTTGATAATATGCCACCTCTATTTACTGACTACATCATAGGTCACGTTGCTGGAATGGTTGCAGAGAAAACAGAGCAGACTATTTGGGAAGGTGTTGATGGTAGCGGTCAATTTGATGGCTTGGCAACTTTAGCTTTAGCTGATACTGATGTTCTTGACGTAACTGGAACAACTGTTGATGCTGCTAATGTTGTTGCTGAATTAGGTAAAATTGTAGATAGTATACCAGCTTCACTTTATGGAAAAGAAGATGTACACATTTACATTTCACAAAACATAGCAAGAGCTTACGTGAGAGCATTAGGTGGATTCGCTGCTACTAATAGCGGTGTAAACGCTCAGTCTCATATGTGGTACGGAGATGGCGCACTTTCTTTTGATGGTGTTAAATTATTCGTTGCAAATGGTCTTAATGACAATACTGCAATGGCTGCTCAGAAATCTAACTTATTCTTTGGAACTGGTTTACTTTCTGACATGAACGAAGTGAAATTGATAGACATGGCGGACATTGACGGATCACAGAACGTTAGAGTTGTAATGAGATATACAGCTGGTGTTCAATACGGAATCGGTTCTGATATTGTACTTTACCACGTTTAAGAAATAAAATAATAATTAGGGAGCTGAAATGCTCCCTTAATTTAAAACAATAACAAATGGCTTGCGATTTAACACAAGGAAGAAAAGTACCATGCAAAGACGTAATTGGCGGCATAGTTAGAGTTTACTTCATTGATTATGGAGGCTTAGGAGCTGTGACTAAGGTTGACGATGAAATTACTGTACTTGCTGGAACTTTTGACGCTTATCAATACGATTTAAAAGGCACTAACAGTTTAGAAACTGCTATTACCTCAAGTAGAGAGAATGGAACAACATTCTTCGAAGAAACATTAACTTTAACTTTACCTAAGTTGTCTAAAGAAGACAATAAGGAATTAAAACTCATGGCTTACGGAAGACCTCACATCGTTGTTGAGGACAGAAATGGCAATTGTATGTTAGCTGGCTTAGAACACGGTATGGATGTTACAGGCGGTAGTATAGCAACTGGAACAAATTTTGGAGATTTAAGTGGTTATTCATTAACATTAACTGGTCAAGAGCTTGAACCAGCTAATTTTATTGCTGGAGCTGTTGCTGGAGACCCTTTTGCAAATGCTGCTACAGGAGCAACAATAGTTTTAGGAACTAATAGTTAAAAAAAGACGCGATTAATATAATTGTGTGATTCATAATATATAGTTTGATTGGAGAGGTGGGAGTGATTAACCACCTCTTTTTTTATTTAAAAATATGCAAATACTTACTACAAATGGCACACGAATTATTAACTTTATACCAAGAGAAACAATAACTGGTACTAAAACTTATAAATTAGTGATAAAGTCAGAGGCTCAAAATAAAGTTATATTGACAGACGATGCAGCAACATTTTCTGAACTGGATTACTATTACCAATATTCAACGACACAAGCATTAGTTGAAAA